AACCACCCATGTACACTATGGGCAGGAGATGATGCACATAATTATGATTGGCTATGGAGACATGGCATGGAGCTATGCTTTGAGTACACCAGAAGGTATAACAATATACACAAGTGCCAAGCTATTATCATGGACTTAACAATAGATAATGTTGGCTTTGCTTTTGAACACATGAGCAGACAAGGTACACCACACCCACTATGTATGCCAGATGTACATAAAGAAGAAGATAATGCTGTATTATCATACAGAAGATACTATGCTAATGATAAGAAAGATATAGCTAAGTGGGAGAAGACAAGACCTATGCCAGATTGGTATGCTAGTGGTGCGTATAAGATAGATGTTGACTTTGATATTATGGGACAAGAGTTTGCAAACTTAGGTGCGTATGATGGATAATAAACTTGACATGTTTCAAGAAGTAATGTAAGGTACGAACATGAATAAAAACTTTGTAATAGCTTTTATATCTCAAGATAAAGATATTATATTAGAACCATTAGCAAAGTTCAATGGTGATGTTATGTATTTTAAATCTTCACATGATGCAAGAGATTATATAGAAAAGTTATATGTTAATAGTGGAGTTGATGCTGTAGAATATGATGATGATGGTTTAGAAATAATAAGAGTTCAATAGGGTGACTAGTCACCTTGCAACAAGGAGAAACAAATGGCACAAACAGAATTAGATGTGTTACGTAGAAATGTAAAAGAATTACAGATGCAATTACGTGATGCTCATATACGTATTAAACATCTTCAAGAAATTAAATGGGCAGAAAGAGCTAATGAAAATCCTGATGCTTTACATATAAAAGGAGATAAAGATGAGTGAGAATAAATTTACTGATTGGTTACATAAAGAATTACAACAACAACAAAAAGAAAAGGAAACTATAATGGCTAGAGCAATAAAAAAAGATGGTGCTATGATTTTAGATGAAGCACAAAAGAAACACTTACTAGATTTATTTAATGCAGGTAGAGAAGTTTTTGATGACTTTGATATTAGATTTGTTAGAGCATGGGATTTAAAACAACTTGAAGATTTAATAGATGATATGAAAGATGCCTTTGGTATAGCACCTAAACTATCTGAATATAAACATGATGATGGTAGTGATATGCCTGCACATTTTCAAGACCACGTATGGTCTGATGACCCAAGAGCATACAAAAGAAAGGACTAATATGCCTATTAATTTATGGGATAAAGAATATAATAAAATATATAAAGAACTTCTACGTGAGTATCTTGATGATGGTTACGATTTAAATGAAGCAGAACGTAATGCTAAAAGAGATGCTAAAGAAATGATGAAAGACCAACTTGACTTTGTTGAAGACTTATGGGACAAAGCATTTAAAGATTTGGAGTAATGATGTGGATAATAAATTAATAAGTAAAGGAGCATGCTCCAAGTGTGGTTCAAGTGATGCAAGGGCAATCTATTCAGATGGTCATAGCTATTGTTATTCATGTGAAACAAGATTTAAAAAAGGAAATGATATGGAAACTGAGAAAATAATACCTATAAGACTAGAGAATGCTATCAAGACTTTTGGTACACTAGGTGCGTTGAGTGAACGTAGTATTCTTAAAGAGACAGCACATAAATATAATACAGATGTTAAAGTAAAAGGTAGTATGAACACACATCATATCTATAAATACTTTGATGAAGGTGGTAACAACATAGCTAATAAGGTACGTGAGGTAGCTACTAAAGATATGTGGTCTGAAGGTAATCTAACTAATGCAGGATTGTTTGGTCAGAATATCTTTGCACCTAAAGGAAAGTACATTACTATTACTGAAGGTGAAGTAGATGCTATGTCTGCCTACGAATTACTAGGTAGTAAGTGGGCATGTGTATCTATAAAGAATGGAGCACAGTCAGCACTACGTGATTGTAAGAAAGCATTTGAATATCTTGATAGCTTTGACCAGATAGTTATATCCTTTGATATGGATAAGCAAGGAAGAGAAGCAAGTGAGAAGGTAGCCCAACTCTTTTCACCTAACAAGTGTAAGGTCATGCACATGGAACATAAAGATGCTAACGAATATCTCAAGATGAATAAACGTGAGCAGTTCTCAAGAGCATGGTGGAATGCAAAGACTTATACTCCTGCAGGTATAGTAAACTTAAAAGAGTTAAAGGATACTTTGTTTGAAGAAGAGTATTGTGAGACTGTACTATTTCCTTGGGCTAAACTTAATGAGAAGACCTATGGTATGCGTACTGGTGAGCTGATTACTTTAACATCAGGTGCAGGTATGGGTAAGAGTTCTATCATGCGTGAGTTGATGCATCATATGTTAAAGAATACAAAAGATAATGTAGGTATCCTAGCACTAGAAGAGAACACAAAGAACACAGCATTTAATATTATGTCTGTTGAAGCTAATGCAAGACTCTATATTAATGAGATACGTAAGAAGTATAGTCAAGACAAATTAGATAAATGGTTTGATGATACTATAGGTACTGGTAGGTTCTTTGCCTTTGACCATTTTGGTTCTACATCTAATGATGAGATACTTGCAAGGGTTAGGTTCATGGCACAAGCATTGGATTGCAAGTGGATATTCCTAGACCATCTCTCTATCCTAGTATCAGGTCAGGAAGAAGGAGATGAAAGAAAATCTATTGATGTACTGATGACTAAGCTACGTTCATTAGTAGAGCAGACAGGTGTAGGATTACTATTAGTATCCCATCTACGTAGACCTTCAGGTGATGCAGGACATGAGAATGGTAAAGAGATTACTCTCTCACATCTACGTGGCTCTGCATCTATAGCACATCTATCTGATAGTGTGATAGGATTAGAACGTAATCAACAAGCAGATGATGAGGTAGCTTCTAACACTACCACCATACGTATTCTAAAGAATAGATATACTGGTGAGACAGGTGTAGCTACACATCTTTACTATGATAAAGAGACTGGTCGTATGAAAGAGATTGACAATCCTTACGAAATAGATAATAACAATGGAGAGGAGGCACCATTTTAATGTGGAAACATTATTGTCATACAGAACAAGAAGAGTTAGAAGTAGGTAATGGTGAAGAGTGTAACTGGTGTGGACTAGATGCTGAAGCTGTCTCTATAGATGGTTTTGATAAAGCTATTATAGGAAAAGGAGAACAATTTAATTCACCACCTTTACTTGTATATTCTTATAGTAGGATATGTAAGATACTAAGAGAAAGAGATGGTATGTCTTGGGAAGAAGCAGACGAATATGCTCAGTTTAATATTACTAATGTATGGGTAGGTGATAGAACTCCCATGATATTATATAATGAGTATTGGTATGATTGGAAAGATGATGAGAGCAATAGTTGATATAGAAACAGACAGCTTGAATGCAACTAAGGTTCATTGTATTGTGGCTAAAGACATAGACTCAGGGAGGGTTTATCCTTTTCCTCCAGACTTGGTAACTGAGTTCAAGTCTTGGGCACAAGGTGTCAAGCAATTTATTATGCATAATGGTTTATCTTTTGATGCACCTGTGTGTAATAGATTGCTAGGTACTAACATTAAACCTGATCAAGTTTTAGATACACTTGTATTGTCTCAGTTGTTTTATCCTATACGTGATGGTCATTCTTTAAAAGCATGGGGAGAGAGACTAGGCTTTCCTAAAGGAGATGTTGATACCTTTGAAGTGTACACACCAGACATGTTAGAGTATTGTAAACAAGATGTTAATATAACACATCAGTTATTAAATGAGATGAAGAAAGAAGGAAAAAACTTTTCACCTTATTCTATTAAGATAGAACATGATGTAAGAGTTATAGTAAACAAACAAGAACGTAATGGTTTTTATTTAGACATGAAAAAAACTATGAACTTATTAAATCTTTTACAAGATGAAGCAACTGAATTAGTTACGTGGTCTGTTAAACATTTTGATCCTACTGTAGTAGAGTTAGTAACAAAAACAAAATACATACCATTTAATATAGGTTCAAGACAACAGATAGCAGATAGATTATCTAAAATAGGATGGAAACCTAAACAACATACAGATAAAGGTAATATCATTATTAATGAAGCTGTATTAGATACAATAGATATGCCTGAAGCAAGAAAGTTCTCTAGGTATTTTCTATTACAGAAACGTATAGCACAAATTAAGTCATGGATAAAAGCATGTGATGATAATGATGGTAGAGTACATGGTAGAGTAATGACACTTAAAACTATTACTGGTCGTATGTCTCACAACTCTCCTAACATGGCACAAATACCTGCAGTACGTTCACCTTATGGTAAAGAGTGTAGAGATTGTTGGACAGTAGAAGATACCTCTACTCATTCTATTGTAGGTACTGATGCTAGTGGATTAGAGTTAAGATGTTTAGCTCACTACATGAATGATACTACATTTACAGACATACTATTAACAGGTGATATACATACACACAACATGAAGATGGCAGGTCTAACTGATAGAGACCAGGCAAAGACTTTTATATATGCCTTTATGTATGGAGCAGGTGCTGCTAAAATAGGAAAGATAGTAGGAGAAGGTGCTAAAGAAGGACAAAGATTAATAGATAATTTCTTATCAAGTATGACAGCTTTAAAAAGAGTACGTGATGGTGTAACTAAAGCATCAGCTAAAGGAAAGATTAAAGGTATAGATGGTAGATTACTACATATACGTAGTGCACATAGTGCATTGAATACTTTATTACAAGGAGCAGGAGCAGTTGTATGTAAGATATGGCTTATTAATATAATGACAAGAGTAAGAACACTAGGGCTTGATGCTAAACTTGTAGCTAGTATTCATGATGAGTATCAGTTTGAAGTTCTAAACACAGATGTTAAAAAGTTTGGACAGATAACTAAAGATGCTATGAAAGATACAGAGAAAGAGCTACACATGAAGTGTCCTCTTGATAGTGAATGGAAGGTAGGTAAGACATGGGCAGAGACACACTAAACGAACAGTTAATATTATTTCCATACGAGAAAGATATTGTTTATGATTTGGAAACAGATACCAGAGAATGCAAAGACTGTAAAAAAACTTTACCATTTAAGAACTTTCCAATTAAAAGTTTTATGACTGATAATTTGGGAATATTATCAAGAGTTTGTAAGAGTTGCGAATCAAAAAGAAATTCAAAGTATAAGCAAAGAAGAAGGGAAGTTAAACTTCCTGAAGAAAATTACTGTTGTCCTGTATGTTTAAGAAATGAAAAACAATTAAAAACAAATAAAATAGTTGTAGATGTTTCTACTTATAAACCTAGAGAACATAAATCTAAAAGAAAAAATGTGTGGTGTTTAGATCACGATCATATAACAGGTAAGATTAGAGGGTGGTTATGTAACTCCTGCAATGTTTCTAAAGGAAGTATAGGAGATGATTTAGAATCAGCAGAAAGATTAGTAAAATATTATAAAGGAGAATAACATGGAAGTTAAAGAATTTAAAGGAAGAAAAGATCATGCTCAGTATATAACAAGAGGTATACAGGTAGAAAATAACTTTATAAAGACTGTTAAAGAGCATGGATATACAGTTGAGATAGCTGATGATAACACTAACATATATAAACATATAGATTTATATCTTACTAAAGATAACAAGACAGTTAGTGTAGATGTAAAGGCTAGAAGAACAGGTAATAAACAAAGAGTTTTTGATGACGCATGGATTGTTGTTGAGTTTCTAAATACAATAGGTAAGAAAGGTTGGCTTTATGGTGACTGTGATTACTTTGTATTTGAAAGAGAGCATGACTATGTATGGTGTATCGCAAAAGAGTTAGTAGAATTAACTGACAAAGTTGTAGATAAAAGCACTAGAGTAGAAAGCTACAGAGATGCTAACTACAAAACATGGGGTAGAAAACATCAAGGAAAACAAGACCTTATCTCAAGAATTGAGATGAGTTATATATTAAAACTAAATAATACATTTATTATGAATAAAACTCTTGACAATATTAAAGAGCCATGTCATAATTCTTTTATTAATAAACAGAAAAGGAGTACACGTATGAGTGTAATACAAGGAACAGCTAACTGGGCACATATAATTAAACCTAACTTTAAATTTAAAGAGGAAGGTGAATGGAGTATTGATGTATGTAACCTTGACGAAAAGAATACTGCTATAGCTCAGAAAGATGGGCTATCTATTAAGAATAAAGGTGATGAGAATGGTAACTTTGTTACTATAAAAGCTAAGACTACATGGGGTAAAACAGGAGAGAAGAAAGATCCACCTAAAGTTGTAGGTGCTGACAAGCTTCCTTTTACAGAAGCTAAAGTTGGTAATGGTTCATTAGTTAATGTAAAGTACACTACGTATGAGCATAAACCTTATGGTACATTTGGTGACTTGAAAGCAGTAATGATTGTAAACTTTGTTCCTGCACCTGAGTCATTAGATGATGACATGCTTAGTGACTTTGATGTAGTTGAAGATGGATATAAAAGCAAGCAAGATGCTGACTTAGATTTTGCATAACAATTAAATAGGAAAGGATGGGAAGGTATAGTTTATCTTCCCATTTCTATTATGAAAACTATTGATACTTTAGTACAAGATATGTATGATTTATTTAATCCTCTTGTTGATTCAAATTTAAAAGAAGAAGAAGTTGATGCTCATCTAAACTCTTTTACAGAGAGTGTAAAGAAAACATTGAAAGGTTTACTTAATGAGAAACCTAGAGAAAGAGGTAGGCTAAGACTATCTGCTATAGGCAAACCTGCTAGACAATTATGGTATGAGAAAAATTCTAAAGAGGAACCTAAACCTTTAGAGTCTAACACAAGAATTAAATTTTTGTATGGTCATCTGTTAGAGGATGTCTTAATTCTTTTAGCTAGACTTTCTGGACATGTGGTAACTGACTTACAGAAACAAGTTAATGTACATGGTATTGTAGGACATCAAGACTGTGTGATAGATGGTGTATTGGTTGATTGTAAGAGTGCATCAGGTAAAAGTTTTCAAAAGTTTGCTAATGATAATCTAGCTACTGATGATCCCTTTGGATACATAGCACAAATCTCTGCTTATGCTGAAGGTAATGGTGTAGATGAAGCTGCTTTTTTAGCTATAGATAAACAACATGGAAGCATCTGTTTAACTCGTGTTCATTCAATGGAGATGATTAATGTTAAAGAAAGAATTAAATATCTTAAAGAAACTGTTGAGAAAGACTCTCCACCAGACAGGTGTTATAGTGATCTACCTGATGGGGCTAGTGGTAATCGTAAGCTTGCTATTGGTTGCTTGTACTGTTCGCACAATCGTACTTGTTGGAGTGATGCTAATGAAGGTAAGGGATTACGTGTCTTTAATTATTCAAATGGTAAGAGGTATCTTACACAAGTTAAAAAAGAACCTAATGTGGAGGAGATAACTGAATGGTAAGTCATTGGGTTCAATATGGAACTAAAAAACTTTTTGTTCCTGACTTAGATAAGTTTGGATTTGTTTATATCATTACTAATTTACAAACAGAAAAGAAATATATAGGATGTAAACAATACTTTATTGGCAAGTCAAAACGAGAATCAAGATGGCAATCTTATATGGGTTCTTCAAAATATTTAAAAGAAGATATAAAAAAAGTAGGTAAGAAAAATTTTAAGTTTGAAGTGATTGATGAATTTAAAAACAAAAGAAGTTTAAAGTACTATGAGTTAGCTTATCAAGTAAAGTATAATGTACTAACTGATTGTGTTGAAGGTTCAGACAATAATAAATATTATAATAATTATATAGGTGGTAAATTTTTTAGACCTGTAGAAAGAAAGGAGGTAAAAAATGTCAATTAAAAAAGCAATGTACGACACAGCACTAGCTGAGTTTCAATCTCAAAGAGATAAAGCTATTACTAATGCACGTATATACTTAAAACATCCTAGTGGCATAGGAGAACATGGACAAGTAGTTGATGAATTTATTAAACAAGTAAAGTTAGCTGCTGAAGCAGACGAAGCTGCGTCTATGTTAATAGATACATTTAGAGATGAGATAGCACAAGAAGAATAAAATGGATGAAGAGTACATTGAATTAATAACAGAGTTAGAAGAAGAAACTTTTACAAGTCCTGAAAGAATCTTATTTATTTCTGTTATCTTTCAAGCATTGTTAGATGCAACAAAAGAAAAGACTATAGTAGAATCATCACGTACAAGTGTTGAGAGACAACATGCACGTGCTTGGTTCTTCTGTAGTGTTGGTGTAACGTGTGATAACTTTGAGTATGTCTGTGAGAATGCAGGTATGGATGCAGACTATACAAGAAGTTTCGCAATTAAAGTAATTAATTCAAAGGAAATAAAATATGTCAGACAAAGAATCAGAAGAGTTCTCGACAAGTCGTGAGAGCTATGAACAATATATGTATAGAAAAAATCAAGAAGAAAAAGCAATAGAAGGTACACATGAGTATGAGTATGGTAAAGCTACTGATAAACAAATAGGTGGTAGTCATTATAAAGATTGTGTTATACAACCTGTAGATTATATTGTAGAAAATAAGCTTGACTTTCTAGAAGGTAATATAGTAAAGTATATAACTAGACACAAAACAAAAAATGGTATAGAAGATATTAGAAAAGTAATACACTATGCAGAGTTAATATTAGAAAAGAAATATGGAAAGGAAAAATAGATGGCATCATTAATGGGTAGTAATTATTTACCTACTGAGTACCAATCATTCATTCACATGTCTAGGTATTCTAGATGGATAGAAGAAGAAGGTAGAAGAGAAACATGGAGTGAAACAGTAGGAAGACTTGTGTCTTTCTTTAAGGATCATATAGATACTAACTATGAAGGAGGAGTTACAGATAAAGAGTGGAATGAAATAGAAGAATCTATTTTATCTCTTGAAGTTATGCCAAGCATGAGAGCTCTTATGACTGCAGGTAAAGCATTAGATAGAGAACATGTATCAGGTTATAACTGTTCTTATATTCCTATTGATAGCCCAAGAGCATTTGATGAGGTGTTATATATTCTTATGAATGGTACTGGTGTAGGCTTCTCTGTTGAGAGACAGTATGCTGACAAGCTACCTACTGTACCTGATGTAGAGTTTGAGTACATAGATAGTGTTGTTTCTGTTACTGATTCTAAAGATGGATGGGCAAGAGCCTATAGAGATTTGATAGCTTACCTATACACAGGTAGAGTACCTAAGATAAATGTATCTAAGGTTAGACCTGCAGGTGCTAGACTTAAAACATTTGGTGGTAGAGCTAGTGGTCCTCAACCTTTGGTAGATTTGTTTGACTTTACTATTACTAAGTTTAAAGAATCAAGAGGTAGAAAACTTTCCTCTATGGAATGTCATGACATAGTATGTAAGACAGGTGAGGTTGTAGTTGTAGGTGGAGTACGTAGGTCAGCTCTTATATCTTTATCTAACTTATCAGACCAACGTATACGTACAGCTAAGACAGGTGAGTGGTGGTCAACTAATCCAGAGAGAGCTTTAGCTAATAACTCTGTTGCTTATACAGAGAAACCTGATCCAGGTATCTTCATGAAGGAATGGTTGTCCTTGTATGAAAGTAAGTCAGGTGAGAGAGGTATCTTTAGTAGAGCATCTGCTCAAAAGAAAGCTGCTGAGAATGGTAGAAGAGAATCTAACTGGGACTTTGGTACTAATCCTTGTAGTGAAATTATCCTTAGACCTAATCAGTTTTGTAACCTTACAGAGATAGTAGTACGTGCTGGAGATACTATTAATACTCTTACAAGAAAGATTAAAGTAGCTACCTTACTAGGTACTATACAATCTACCTTTACTAACTTTGGCTACCTAAGAAAAGTATGGCAAGATAATACAGAGGAAGAAAGATTACTTGGTGTATCTCTTACTGGTATTATGGATTCTGAATTACTTAATGGCAGAGAAACAGGACTTGCTAAGACATTAGAGAAACTTAAAAAGGTAGCAGTAGAGTGTAACAAAGAATATGCTGAGAAGTTTAACATCAATCAATCAACAGCTATTACTTGTGTTAAACCTTCAGGTACTGTGAGTCAGTTAGTTGATAGTGCTAGTGGTATACATGCTAGACATAATCCTTATTACATTAGAACAGTAAGAGGTGATAACAAAGACCCATTGACTGAGTTTATGAAGTCATGTGGTATACCTAATGAGCCTGATGTAATGAAGACAGAACATACTACTGTATTCTCTTTTCCTATGAAAGCTCCTTCAGGTTCAGTATGTAGGACAGACATGACAGCTATAGAACAGTTAGAGATATGGAAAACATATGCCAAGCATTGGTGTGAACATAAACCTTCTGTAACTATTAGTGTTAAGGAAGAAGAGTGGGTTCCAGTAGGTGCATGGTGTTGGGAAAACTTTGAGTATCTAAGTGGTGTATCTTTCTTACCTTTCTCTGACCATACATATCAACAAGCACCTTATCAAGATATAGATGAGAAAACTTATAAAGAGTTAGTAAAAGCTATGCCTTCTAGTATTAACTGGGCTAAGTTAAAAGACTTTGAAAAAGAAGATAACACGAAAGGATCACAAGAACTTGCATGTACTGCAGGGGTATGTGAGTTGGTGGATATATAATGAAAGAAAGTAAACCTGCAATAGCTACTGCTGATGTTGAATTAATTAGAAAGGTGATAGCTTATTATTTAAAATATGCTTCACCTCCTAATAAAGAAGTAGAAGAGAAGTTATTATCTCTTCACCATAGAGTAGGTAGATTATAAAAGTTCTTGACTTTTAAATTAAACTATGGCATAATTACATTAAAGTTGAGGGAGTGTTTTGTTTCCTTTCGCTCCCTCATAATAAGGAGATAAAATGAATACAGTTTATATAGGGTATGACCCCAAAGAAGATACAGCATATGAAGTTTTAAAGTTTACCATAGAAAGAATATCAGGTAATAACATACGTGTTGTACCATTAAGAAAAGATCTATTAGAACTTACAGGAATGTACAAACGTAAGTCTGAGTTAATAAAAGGACAGCCTTATGATGTTATAGATGGCAGACCTTTCTCAACTGAGTTTAGCTTTAGTAGGTTTTTAGTACCTGCTTTAAATTTATATGAAGGTAAAGCTTTATTTATGGATTCAGATATGTATTTACGTGCTGATGTAAATGAGCTATTTGAAATGTGTGATATGGATTACTATCCTGTATGGTGTGTTCATCATGACTACAACCCAAAAAATAAAACAAAAATGGATGGTAAAGAACAACACCAATACAACAGAAAGAATTGGTCTAGTCTTATAATGTTTAATTGTGGACATAGTGAGAATAGAAAGCTTACACCTGAAGTAGTTAATACACAAACAGGTAGATGGTTACATGGCTTTGGTTGGTTGCCTGATAAAGAAGCAGACATAGGTAGAATACCTGAAGAATGGAATTGGTTAGATGGTCATTCACCACCAGACATGGATGCAAAGAATGTACACTTTACTACAGGTGGTCCTTGGTTTAAAGATTGGAAACCAAGAGGAGAAGTAGAAGGTAAGTATGCTGTTGAATGGTGTAATGATGCAGACTACTTAAAGCTTAAAGGTATAATTAAAATGGATAAGGACTACATGATATGAAGATAAATTTTGTTACTTCTTTTAATGAAGATATTTATAAAATTGCAGGACATCATTTACTTAAATCAATTAAAGATAATTGGAAACCTGATATAAATGTAACATGTTACTATCATAATTTAGATTTAAAAAACTATTCTATACTAGAAAATAACTCAGTATCTTTTAGAAAATTAGAAAAGATAGAAGATTATAAACTATTTAAAGAAGTAAATATAACACATGATGGTACAGAGAAAGGACAAATTCCTTACAACTGGAAATTAGATGCTACTAAATGGTGCAATAAAGTATTTGCTTTGACTGAGAAAGCTTTTGAATTAGCAGAAGAATCTAAAGATGCAGGTTGGTTGATATGGATTGATGCTGATTCTATGTGTCAAAAAAGATTAGTACCTGAAGACATACTTAATATGTTAAATGATGATTGTGATATAGCTTATTCAGGTGTAAGAGATTATCCTGATGGTTCTAGGTATCTTGATACATCTTTCATGGCTTTTAATTTAAATAAGAAACCTGCTCTTGATTTACTTGGTGACTTACGTGGTGCTTATAACTCAGGAGAACTACTACAGTACAGAGAATGGCATGACTCTTTCTTAATGGAAAGGCTTTTAAATATTTATAAAGCTCATGGTATGCATATAGAATCTGTTGAACAAATTAAAGATTACATTACACACTTTCAAGGTATAGAAAATATAAGTCTTAATCCTATTAGAGATAATGATGGTAATAGATTAGTTGCTTTATCAGAAGATAAAACATCTCAAGACATTATGCCTACAAGATATAAACAATTAGCTGATGTTATTAGAGAATATAAACCTAAGTCTATAATAGAAGTAGGGACATGGAATGGTGGTCGTGCTATTGAAATGGCTCTTGCTGCTTTTGAAAGTCAAGATGAACTATTGTATAGAGGGTTTGATTTATTTGAAGATGGTACTTTAGAAACAGATTCAGAAGAATTTAATCTTAAAGCACACAATACTCAGAGTGCTGTTATAAAAAGATTACAAGACTTCAGGGCTAGGATGATGGAGAAAAAGAAAGTCTTTACATTTGAGTTAGGGAAAGGTAACTCAAAAGATATACTAAAAGATCGTACAGATTTAGATGCTGATCTTGTTTTAATAGGTGGTGGTAATAGTATAGCTACTACAAGAAGTGACTATGATAATTTAAAACATAATCCTATTATTGTTATTGATAATTTCTTTAGAGAAGATGAAGAAAAAATAAATGCTCCTGAACAATACCAAGGAACAAATAAAATTTTTGATAGTTTACCTAAAGGAAAAAAAGATGGAGTACGTAGATGGGTATTACCTTCTCAAGATAAAGTAAGAGGTGGTGGTTTTACACATCTTACTGTTATACTTACTGATAAAAAATTACAAGATATACCTAAAGGTTTATTAAGTGTTCCTATTGTAGTACATCCTAGAGATTGTGTACCTAAAGATTTTATTAGGGATAACATTAGAACTAATTTAAAACTTATAAAGACTTGGCTAGGTAAATTTCCTATGCATCAAGGTAATGTTACACTTGTATCAGGTGGTCCTTATTTAAATATACCTAAATTAAAAGCACATATAAAAAATAATCCTGATAGTAAAATTGTATGTGTTAAACATTCTTATCCTACACTTATTAATAATGGTATACTTCCTTGGGCATGTATTGTACTAGACCCTAGACCTATTACAGGTACAAGTACACATGGTGTAGTAAGAAAAGATTTATTTAAAAAGGTAGAAAAGAAAACTAAATTCTTTGTAGCTTCCATGACTGATCCTTCTGTTACTGAACATTTAATATCTAAAGGTGCAGAAATACATGGATGGCATGCATTTACAGAATCATTACGTGATCCAGAAGAACAGAAGAAAGCAGTACATAATAATTCTGTTACTCTTAATCCTGCTATAGGTATACCTCAAGGTGCTACTCTTATTACAGGTGGTACATGTGCTGCTATGAGAGCTTTAGGTATCTTTCATACTATGGGATTCAGACACTTTGACTTGTTTGGATTTGATTGTAGCATGGAAGAACCTACTAAAGAACAACAGAAAGAAACTACAGGTGCTGAAGATGAAGAACCTAAACCTAAATATTTTAAAGTAGGTATAGGAGATACACAGTATTGGACTACAGGAGAACTTCTTGCTATGGCACAAGACTGTGAAAGAACATTTGCTAATCCACCTATGGAAATGAATTTAAATTTCTATGGTAAAGGTACATTGGTAGCTGCTCTATGGAATTTACAACCTAAACCAAAAACATTTGAGGAAACATTTAATGGATAACTATGTATTACCTACAAAACCTAAACCTTCTGAAAAGTATTTAGAATTAATAGAAGCTTATAAACATTTACATGAAGATGATGCTAAGTTTCAAGGTATAAGTTTAATACCTTTTGCTATAGATATATATGGCATTATACAATATAATAAATGTAAATCTATTTTAGATTATGGTTGTGGCAAAGGGTATCCTTACAAAGAACAATACAAAAATCTTAATCATAAAGGAAAGATACCTAACTTTGATAAACCTTTACATTTATGGTGGGGTATAGAAGATTTATTCTTATATGATCCAGGTGTACCAGAACATGATAAGCTACCTACTAAAAAACATGACATGGTAATATGTACTGATGTGTTAGAACATATACCTGAAGAAGATTTAGATTGGATAATACGAGAGATATTTAGTCTATCTAGTTCAACAGTCTTTATAAACATATCTTGTGAACCTGCTTTAAAAACATTTACTACAGGTAAATATAAGGGAGAGAATGTACATGTTTCTTTATTTGATAATAAATGGTGGGTAAATAAAATGAAAGGTATATGGAAAGAGTACAAAGATTTAAAAATATACTTGACTTGTACATCAAAAGAAGGTATAATAGGGACATGTATCAAAGGAGATTAACATGCTTAGTTTATTAACACAACTACTGCCTGTTGTAGGAGAGGTTATAGATAGAGTTGTACCTGATCCTAAAGCTAGAGAAGCTGCTAAGTTACAGCTAATTCAACAAGCACAAGAAGGAAAATTAAAAGAAGTAGAACATCAGTTATCAGCTATACTTGCTGAAGCTCAGTCAAAAGATCCTTGGACATCCAGAGCAAGACCTACATTTTTATATGTAGTGTACTTATTAATATTAACATCAATTCCAATGGCTCTTGTTCATGCTTTTAATCCTGAACTTGCACTACGATTAATAGAAGGTTTTCATGGCTGGCTCTCAGCTATACCTGAACCTATTATTACATTGTTTGGTGTAGGTTATCTTGGTTATACAGGTGCTAGGAGTTACGATAAATTTAAAAGGTTAAACTAAACTATGTTTCCATACAATGAATCAGAATGGGAGTGGATCTCATCTGCTAATACTTTACAAGGAGAAATTAAATGGCTAAGAAATCTAAAGATACTACCAAGAAAAATAAGAAAAAAATCAAGTACATTATTGCATGCCTTGTCCTTTCATTAATAGTCATAGGTTCTATATTTTTTACAATGCCTAAAGAAGCAGAAGCTACTGAGTCTAAAGGGTTTAGTACATTACCTGGATGGTCTGCAGGATACAGATACTACTTCGATATGGATGAAGATCAGAAAAGTAAAATGCGATTGTTTGGTAAGTATAAACAAGTAAGTGGTAGTACTATCAAGTTTGGTTGGACTAGAGAAACTGGTAAAGATCTTAATCAGTTTGATACTAATATAGATGATGATGGTATTATCTTTTTTGAACAGGAGTTTAAATTTTAATGATTAATGATATAAAATATTTATATAATAAATATAAAGATACTACTTTAACATATGTTATTTACTATGGAGTAGTAACAGGACTTATTGCAGGGTTGTTTCATTGGGCTGTTAGATAATGCTTGAGATATTTCATGTAGCTATACTCCTCATTTGTTTTCGTGGGGAGTGTACTACATTTGAAAGTGCACCTTACTCTAAAGATTTAAGTTTAGAGAACTGTGAACGTATGCTCTCGTATACATTTCAAACTCAAGTAGGTCCTTACTATGATAACATTATAGACTTTGATAAAGATAAACCTGAAGACATTGAAATTGTTGATGGAAAATGTGATACTACAGATCGTAGAGATAACTTATGGAAGATTACACCTAATGTTAATCCAGATTTAAATGAAAATAAACAAGAGAATATTTGGAGATTAGAAAGAGAGCAAGAAATTTAATGGCTATTAATGAGAAACAAGAACGCTTTGCTCAAGCTTATATACTACATAGAAATGCTACTGAAGCTGCTAGAGCTGCAGGTTATACAGGTAGTAGTGCTCAAGCTTTTGCAAATCAAGGTCATAGGTTACTAAATAACGAAGAGATTAAAGAACGTATAGAAGAGCTTGAGTCTACACTAGAAACAAATGTAGATGTTATATCTGAAATAGAAGCACAATATAACAATGCTAATAGAAGTGGTAATGCTACAAGTGCTATAAAAGCTTTAGAGTTATTGTCTAAGGTAAGAGGAGTTAAGAATGATAAAGAAGTAGAGCTGACTCCTGAGACTGTAGACCTAAGTATTGTTAAGTCTTTAAAAATATTAGGTAAAGATAAAGTTAATAAACTTATAGAACTATGTGAGTTTAAGTAGACAATACTTTAATAAGTTTAGTTAATAAAGTTTCTTCTTTAACCTCACACTTACATTCATTACATTTACAGTCTGGATTATTCTTCAGTATCAACTTGTCTTTTTCTGACATGTTTACATTTCTCCCTTACAGTAGCAAAGCTAGAACCTAAATCTAAATCTCTATAACGAGAACAAAGTTTTAATAATTCTAACTCTTGTTTTAAATTCATATTTTGTTGCATCATCTTTTTGTATTCTTTAGTACAGCTAGATCCTAATTGAAATCTAAATCTAAATCCTATAGCATAATCTTCTGATTCTCCATCATAATTATTAGTATAAGAATGTGGATAACTATTACCTGATTGTCCTTTACGTAATTCTATATAAGGTTCTGCTGATCCACTACTACAATGATTACCAGAGTCATTAAGGTATTCATTAATAGCTTTTGAGCTTTTAACAGACCATGCAATAACAATTATAAATATAAATAAAGCTACCCAGAAAGGACCTCTGTTCCATGTAGGCATTAGTACCCTCCATTAAGTAATCTATTTAACTCCTGTATGTCATGCTTCTGATCTTGTAGTGTATCTTTAAGAGTATAGTACTGTTGTTCTGAAGATCTAACAATACCCTCCATTAATGCTACTCTTTCTATTACTTGTGTAATCTCTACAACAAGTTCTTCTCTAGCAGTATTATATTTATCATTAATATTTTTTACTTCTATAGTATACTTACTATCAATAGAGTTTACTTTCTCTTTAAGTATAGCTAGTTCTCTTTCAGTAGTTGTAGTTACACCACTAAGATTATTAACAAAGTTTATCATACCATAACTTGCACCAATAATAGTTAGTGCTACTGGCAACCATACTGCTATTTGTCCTATTCTCATGGTTTATTCCTTTGTTTTAAAATATTTTAGCTCTGTAGTGAGGCAGGAGTGCCCTCTAACACCCTTTGGTATACCATAGTACCCTAGAGAACCACATGTTAGTAGCTCCACACCCAAGGTCTAGCAACAAGGGGACTAATATCCATAGTGTCTAAATGAATAAATCGTGCACCATGAGGACCTTTTTGACTCACACCTATACCAGTAAACCCTTCTTCAATAGCTAACTGTATAATTTTAAAAGCTTTGTCTCCATAACACGCTATATCTACAGCTTTACCTTCTACATGTGCAGAACTTTTAGATCCTCCTACTCTATCATTATGTTCAGGGTCTCTATAGCCAGATGTAATAGTCATGGGTGCACTAAGTTTCTCACGTATAGCTACAAGCTTAGTCATGAAGTCTTCATCCATATGTACATTACCTGAACCTTTACATCTCATCTCATCTTCAGTAAAGTATATCCATCTTTTATGCATTAATGTTTCTCCATCCACCTATCTAGTTTAGCTTCTAACTTATCAAATCTTGTTAGTATCTTTCCTATCTCACTATTTACTTCAGCTTTAGTTGCATAATTAATTGCTAGATGTTCTCTAGTTTTTGCATCTTCTAAAGCATGGTTTCTTAAATCTCTTCTTAGTACATTGATAGAATTATTTGTACCTTTAATCCACCATAAGAATGCACCTACAGCTAATGTAAGTATAGCATTCCAAAGCATAGTCATATCTTCCATTGTCTTAATCCTCTTCGTTTATTTTAGAACCTGTTGTTGCTTCATCCATTTTTTGAAAGTACTCTACTGGTAAATTTATACCTAATTTTTTTAATTTTTTTTGATAATTGTCTATATCACTAGAAGTTAACTTAGAAGGTGTATGCATATTTAATCCTATATTAACTAATATATCTATATTATTATTATTTCTTAAATTCTTTACAATATCTTCCATAGAAAAACCTAAAGTTTTATAAGCTTCTACATACATACGTATGTTTTTTTCATCTCTTAATATACGTAACTCATCTGATTTCTTAGCGTTCTTTAAATCTTGTTCAGTAGTAACAGCTCTATCACCTGCAAAATTTCTACCAAACTTTTTTAATTTAAGTATAGGACCATCTATACCTTTTAATAACTGAGAAAGTTTTTTATTTTTATTTATATTATTTAAATCATAACCTATATTATATTTAACAGAAGAAGATAAATCTTGTAGATTAACTTTAAAACCTAGCAATGCTTTCCAGTCTGTTTGTCCAGGAACTCCTTTATATTCAGTAGATATTAAAGAATCTGATCTTCCTTTTGTTCTTTCTCCTTCAGGAATATAACCTTTTTGAGATTCAAACTCTGCTCTATTTTGTATAAATTTTCTTACACCTGGAAAAAGTAAAGCTTCACCTACACCATATACAGCAGCTCCAGGATTACCTTCATCTACATCTTTTACTGCTTGTACTAATGAATCTGTTATTATAGATGTTCCTAAAAAAGGAGCTAAAGTTTTATCTACCATAGAAATACCTAATTTAAAAAGTTCAGGTTCATATCGTATATTTTTTATTTTTTCTAATGACATCTCATCATCATTTAATATTTTATGAGTAAACCTAGCTGCTGATTTAATAAAACTAAATGGATCTAAACTGCCTGATGAAACACTTCTTATAACCTTTTTACCTTTATAATCTTCTACACCACTTAAATAAAATTGAGGAACATTATAATTAAAAGAAGGTCCTACTATATAAGAAGCTTCCTTTTCATCATCTGATATGCCCATCATAACTTGAGACTTTGCTTGTAGTACATCTGCACCTAAACCTGCAATAGTCATTCCACCTAAACGCCTAGCAGCTAAAGACATTAATTCAGGATTACCACTAAGTGCATCTTCAACTGTATAAGCAACTAGATTTTTAGCGACTCTTGTAGACTCAGCAGCAAATGTAGCAAAATCTCCTATAGGTTTATTCCTTAATTTTTTTAAAAACTTAGGAGCAATTAAATAATTAGGCATTAAATCTCTTGTTCTTTTTGCTGCCATTTCTTCAATCTCAATTAAAGATCTTTCTGGAAAAGCTTTTGATAAATACTTTATTGTGTTTTCAAAATGCATTATTTTATATATATCATCTTCAAGTTGATATGTATCTATAACTTTACCTAATGTTTTTTTTGTAACTTTATAAGGAGAAGTTAAAAGTTTTCTAGCTACTGAAGGTTTATCATACATATTAATACCACGTGACATTTGTTTTATGTTAGCTCTAATAGTTTCTGTTAAAACATCACTACCTGTAATACCTAATTCCCTATATCTATTCCATTTTTGTGTAAGATTTTTAGTAGTTAAACCAGATAGTTTAGAACCAACAAATGTAGCAGCATTTACTGCACCTCTTGTACCAGGAATAAATCCATTAGCAGCCATAAATATATTATTACCAAATACATTAACAGCATGTGTAGCTGGATTTAATGCAGTTAAACCTAATTGAGAAGTTGTTTTTAAAGCAAGCCATGACCTCATTGCACTACTTTCTGTAGGATTAATAGCTTGTAACCCATCTTTTAAAGCTTGTTTATAATTAGGATCTATATATAATCCTTCTAAAGGATTTTTTATTGAACCTTTATTAATAGGACCTTTACCAAAAATTTTAGCCAATCTTTCTTGAGCAACATCATTTGCTAATTCAAACTTTCCTACATCTTCAGGAGCAAACATTTGCTTTCCTTTTTTTATAGACTCTTTAGCTGCTCCACTATCTATCATATCTTTAGCAAGTGTTTCTAAAAAATCTACTTCTGCTTTATATACAGCTAACTTTTGATAAGCATTAACATAATTAAGATTAGGATCTTTAACTTCTCCTAAAAATGATTTAACTTTTTCATCTAATTTTTTTCTTTTAAAAAATCCTTTTGTAGTAGAACCTGTTTTACTTGATGCTGTTCCTGCTAAGTCAGATAAGAAAGAACCAATACCATCTGGACCTTTTTGATAATTTTTTAATGCTTGATTTATATTTTCTGCTGCTTGTGCAGGTGTAAGATTCATTGTGTTAATTAAATAATCAGATATATCTCTCATACCTATATTAGATATACGATCTAATTGATTGTTAGATATATTCTTACGATTTTTTTTAAGAACACTTTTCATTTCTCTAATATAAGAAGGATTTTCAAACATCTCAAAAGTACGTGTAATATATGTTTTTAAATTATCTTGTATAGTAACTTTTAAACCACCTGATGTTCTATTTTCTTTTAAAAAATATCCAGATAAGTCATCAATTTCTTTTCTCATACCTATAACTTTAGGCTTAACAAGAGAAGGCAGTTGAGCTAGAGCTGATTTATTTCCAGCCAATGCTTCATTAACTACAGCAATGTTTTCAACAGAATCAAATTTATCTTTCTTCATTAATTTAGATAACTCTCTACTTTCTACCACAGCAGTATCATAAGCATTTTTTGCTACAGCATTATACTTTACAAAGTTAGCTAAAACATCATCTGTCATTCCTCTTCTTGAAGTAGTAGCTGTTAAAAGTTTATTTAATTGTGTAGGTATTACTTTTTTAGTACCTGCTTTTATACCTTTATAAGTTAATGATAATCCTTTTAATCCTCCAAAAAAAGTTACTTCTAATCCCATATTATTTATAAAAGCTTGTACTCTTTGTTGAGCTGCTGTATCATTAGGATTAATAGCTAAACTTTCTAAAGCTGAAGTTGATTCAGGAAACTTTTCTAATAAAAAATTAACAGCATTCTCTTGTGGGTCTTCTACTATTGTAGCACTTGCAGCAAAAGCTGTACCATAGAGTGCTAAATTTTTAGCAACTGTAGCTATCCTACCATACTTACCTTTAATCTTTGTAGCATTAGTTAAAACTTTATTTGTTTTAATAGCTTGATTAATTTTTGCTGCTCTAGCTGAAGAATTAATTAACTTAGCATTTCTTGTTACACCTCCAACAAGTCTTGCTCCTTTTATTATACCAGTAGCAGGTATAAAATATGAACCTATATTTCCAACCATCTCTTCAGCTTTACCATACACACCATCACCATGATAAGGATTAAAGATTTGATCAGAATATTCTTTAACAACTTCAGGAACATAATCACCTGCAGTATTTAAAAAACTGCCTACTTTAGCTTTAAACTCAGGAAAGAAATCTTCTGTAGTATCTGCAATACCTCTTCCTGCTTCACCAACTGCTCTACCTACTGTACGTATAATAGGATCAACAACAGGAATATTTGTTATTTGAGCTTGTTCATCTAACTCTTCTGGAGGAGTATCAGCATATTCTATGTATGCTTCTTTAAACTCATTCTTATCAAAACCTTTAGCTGTTAGTATTTGATTATATTTTTCTTCATCCAATAACTTCTGAGCAGCAAGAGCATCTAATTCTTGAGCTGTTTCACGAAAGTCTTGTGAGTTAATACTTATAGCCATTTATTGTGTACCTAGTATTATATCTTTTGCATTACCTATAGTACTATTTGGTACTTTAACACCATCAACAATACCATCATTTATAGTTTTTTTAGCACCTTCAGAAACATCTAATACTTTTTCATCACCAGTAAATAAACTAACAATATTTGTTGTTACCATATTATCAAATGCTATTTGTGTATTAGCAAATGTTTTACCTGCAGCAGCATCTAGTTGTAATCTTTGCAGAGCATTATCTTGTGCCCATGTTAATATTTCATTTTGAGTCCATATTCCTGGTTTATCTCCTCTTAAAGGATTATTAATATTAGGATTTAGACCTGATATAGCAGCTCCTTTAGTTAACAAAAGTGCAAACTTTGGATTTGTTTGTGCTTCTACATTTTTTATAACTTCAGTAATTTTTCTACCAGTTATTTTATTTAAACCTAATGCATCTAAACCTGCAGCTTTAGCTGTCATATACTTTGCATATTCTCCTGATAGTGCTTGTAACTGAGCCATATAAGTATTAGCTAATTCTAAATTACCTGAAGCCATAGCTTGTCTATATTTAATTTCTAATTTACCTACTTCTCTATCTTGCTGTCTTATGTTATCTCTTGATGCTGCTTCTGCTGCACCTATCTCAGGACCTGCTTTTCCTAACATAGTTAATACCTGTCCTACTCCACCTCCTGGTGCATTTGTTACATCTTGATCAGTACCTAATCTTGCCATAGCTGTAAAGGCAGCTTGCTCTCTATTAAATTGTGCATTATCTCTATCTGCTTGTAAATAAGACTTGTCTCTTGCTAAATCTTTTTCCATAAGTTTGTTTGATTCTTGAAGATCTTTTTCAGACTGTTTAAATCTTTCAGTATAAGGTCCTTGGAAATTTCTTAAATAATTTAAATAAGCATCTGGTTCAATAGTTTCTGCTTCCTCTTCAGTAAATTTAGTAAGACCAAAGTTTGTTTCAAAAGTTTTATCTTCATTATTATTTGCTGGACCACCTTCTTCTCTCTTAATTAAAGTACCTATACCACCACCAGTTTTAGCAGGTTGTTGATAAGGTTGACCACCTATAGTTCTACCAGTAAAGGCTCCATAGATATTACCTAATCCACCTAAACCACCTACAAGCTGTTGACCTAAACTTTGTTCATATTGAGCTTTTTGTGGTGGAACATATTGCATAGGTCTAATAGGAGCACCTGTTACAACAGATTGATATTTAGACATAGTATCATAAGGAAATTGTTGCTCATCTAAATATTGTTTATAAGCTTCATTTAAAGCAGTTTGTGTTTGTTGTTGTTTCTCTTGTCCTACTGCTTGTAAACCTGATAGTTCTGTTGTTGCTTGTTTAAATTGACTACCTTGTAAATTAGCTAGTTGTGTAGCTGCTTGTCCTTTTACTAACCTATCTGAATCTAATCTACTAATAGCATCTTGATAAGCTTGTGCACTTCCTTTAGCTTGTAAATCAGCTAATAATCTTTGTTGTGTATCTGCAGCCATACCTTCTAGTATAGCTTGTCTACTACCACCAAATGATCCTGTAGTTGCAGCTTGTGAAGCTAATTGTGGTACAACTTGTGATTGATATTGTTTAGTAGCTTCTCTTTTTTCTATGTCAGTAACTGCTTGTTGATAAGGAGACATATACTCTTCTATTTGTTCTGTTGTAAAAGGAGTAGCTGCTTCTCTTGTCATACCCATAGCTTCTTGATATACTGGTGTTCCTGATCCTACAAGACCTGCTATACCAGTTTGTACTTGTTGTTGTTCAGGAGTAAACTCTGCAAGTGTAGGACCTTGATAAGGTTTATAACCTTGAGATGTTTTATCATTATAAAGTGCTTGAGATTTTGTTAATATATCTTTATAATAAGGTCTAAGTTCTGGAGGTAACTCTGTTGCAGAAATCATTTGTGCACCTACTGCTGGTGCTACTTCATTTCTACCAAATAGTGAGGATAATACTGCCATATTTTATACTCCCATCATCATAGGTTTTAAAGCTTGTAACCCATTTATTTCATTAGGTTGTCTCATTGTACCATAAGCTTTTTTACGTACACTTTCTACAACACCATCCATTACTTTTGCTCCTTCATTTGCATTACCATTTCCTAGAGCAGACATAGTATAAGCATCTACTACATATTCAGAAGGAGAAACTGCTAATGTTCCTACTTGTTCATTACCTTCTTTAATAGGCATATAAACATTATCTTCCATACCATGTCCATCACCTTCTACCATACCACTAAATTCACCACCATGTGCTAAGTTAATTAATCCACCATGTTTAGCTGTAGCTGGTGCATAGGATATTTTATCTGCTAATAAAGTTCTAGGTTTTCTACCATAAGCTCTATCTAATATATCTTGTATGGATAAGTTACTTGGCATAACTGTACCTGATGAATCTCTTATTATCATTGTTTGATTAAATCCTGTATCTGCATCAGATAGGTCTACACTATAACCTAATTTTTCTAACTCTTCTAGTTGACGCTTACGCTCATCTTCCTTTGCATATTGTTCTCTATAATCAGGTGTCATGGAATCTATAGCAGCAAGTTTTGCAAGTCCCATACCTGTACTATAGTCATCAACTATTGCTCCACCTATTTCTCCTAGATTGTAATCACCCATTGGAATATCAGCTACATATTGTCCAGCATCTGATACTGCTTGACCAACAGGACTATCTACTATTTGTTGACCTGCTCTTTGTAACATATTAGGTTGAGGACCTGTAGTTTGGCTATATCCAGGATTAAAGTTTGATGCAACAGCATCTTGTGATTGTATTGGTAAATTAACTGGTTCAGAAGCTGGAGTAAAACTTCCTTCATAAGGTCCCATGTTTGCTGTTGCTCCATAATCAAAAGGTCTAGGTTCAATAGTTGTTGTTCCTGGTGCTCCTCCAGAAGTTATATCTGGTTGATTTAATTGTAAGTTTTCATATCTTTGTGCACCTAATGCATTACCAGGTCCAGCAGGATTATTGTATACTTGAGATGGAGAACCTTGTGCTAAACCTGGTGATTTAAATGAAGTTGGACTTCCTGTTTTTACACCAAAACCTCCAAGTGTTTTAGCTTGTGTTCCACCACCACCATAAGTAGGACCAAATACAGAATCAATATTTGGGTCCATATAATTAGTAAACCCTCTCATACCACCTGCAGTTACACCAGATAAAGCTGCTGCTTTTAATGCATCTCCAGGTTTAGCACCACCAGCTAGAGCTCCTAGTCCACTACCTATAGCTGTTGCTGCACCAAAAGCTACTGGACCCATAGCAGCTACTTGAGCAGCTAGTCCTTTAGCCATAAGAGCAGAAGAGCCTACACCAAATGTAGCAGGAAAGAAACTAGCAGCTAGATAAGGTGCTGCAATAGTTAAAGCAAGAGGAGCTATTGTTCTAAAAGCTTTAGACTTAGCTATTTTTTTAACACTTTTAGCTGCTTGTTTAAATGGTTTAAAAAAACTTTTAAGTGACCAAGCTTCAGGCAATCCTGTAATAGGATTATAAGTTATTTTTCCTAGAGAAGATAATCCTTCTAACTCTTCAGGATTAATATGGAGAAGCATATTATCACCATATCTACCAAGACCTGCTAATCCTTGAGCCATTTGATCAGGAGCTACTTGTCCACCACCTGCTCTTTCCTCTGGATTATTTCTATAATTATCTATTGCTCTTTGTACTGCTTCTGGATTAGCTCTATAAATATCTTGAGCTCTAAATCTAGATCTAGAATCACCTCCATATACTATAACTCTTGCAGCTTCATCTATATTTTCTAATGTATTAGGATCAGACTTTAATAAGTCTTGTTGTCTTAGTTGATCAGCTATTAATTCTTTTTCTTTTAATTCTCCTATTTCCATTCCACTTTCACCAGACATATCATTCATAGGATCGTATTGATTAAAATTTCTTGCTCCTGTTGCATTACGTTGAAAATAAGATGGAGTCATATTTGTATTTAATCCACTTGATATAGAGCTACCTTGTTGCCTTTGTACAATAGGTTGTTCAGTAACCTGTGGCATTTCCATTAATCCTTGGTTATTCATTTGTTGTAGATATTGCATAGCTCTTAACCTCTCTAGTCCTTTATTACTTTGTATTGCAGTTTTAAATTCTGCAAGTTTTTCTAATTCATTAGGTGGTGTCATTATAGTGTTGCCTTAAAAATACCTTTTGGGTTTACAGGATTACCATCTTTATCTGCAGGAACCATATAAGGTTTATTTCCCCCTGGTGGTATCATCATTCCTCCATAAAAAGGAGGTGTATATTCTACATAACCATATGGAGCATCTGGATCAACTGGTGTAGGATTTCGTTGTTCATTTACTATTTTCATTAAGCTAGGTAGTCCTTGTGGTTGTGCTTGTACAGGTTGAAAAGCATTTACTCTATCTTCTGGTCTTGTATGTAATTGTGAATCAGGACCTTGATAATATGTTTGAAAAAAATCTGCATTTTCAGGACTTAATATTATAGGCATTCCTGAATAACTACCTTTTCTAGTTTCTACTCTTTCATCATAAGGAGTATCAAAATAAGCATCATATGTAGAATTTAATGGTTTGTATCCTTCTGGTAAAGTTTGTTCAAATTCTTCTTTGGTTAAAGGTTGTTCTCTATAAACATCTTCATATATTTCTCTAGCAGTCTTTGTATTATCTGTACCAAAACTTCCTTCATAGTTAGCTTTTACGTCTTCTATAGCCATATCAAGAGCTTCTTTAGGTGGCATAGGTGATGGTACACCAAATCTATTAGGTGCTGTATTATATATTAAAGAACCTAATTCTTTTATTCCTCCTCCTAAATTAGGTACAATATCTCCAAGAAAATCTCTAAACTTTTCTGGTACTAAACCAAGACTACCTTTATCAATAAGATTACTTACATTTTTACTTATTTCATTAGCACCAGCTTGATGTCTTGCATCAGAAGGTTTTCCAGTATAACCTGGTCCATATTCTGATTCTAATTGAGCAATCTCAGGTGCATTTATAGCTTGTTGTCCAAGTTTTGCCATTGGATTATTTTGTATTAAAGGAATTAAATTACTAATACCTTTTTTAACTATTTGTGGTATTGTAGCTCTAGGTCTCTGTGGTACTATAGGAACAGGTCTAGGCATTACTTTTGCTGCTACTTCTCCTTGGTTACGTCTATTATAATCTTGTACATAGTTATCTATATACTGTCTCATAAAAGCTTCAGAACCTAAATCAGATAAGCCACCACCCTCTTGTCTATAAACCCTTCTATACATTATTTTTAATATTCCTTATATTCATATAGTTTGATTGTGGTTTAGTATTATCTGCTATAAAGTTACTATTAGTATTATACACTATTTTTGAAGAGTCTGCTATAGGTTTTACAATTTCTTGTGAATTATACATGTTAGGTGGTATAATTTGTCCTGAGTTTATATTACCTATATACGTACTCTCATTAAGAAACTTAAAAAATTCATTCTTCTTCAATTTAAATTTTCCCATGCTTGTGTTGCTGTTGTACTAACATATCCTTTAAACTTACCTGCTGATGCTGCATATGCTATATCACCTTTACGTGGACTACCTATTTCAGTTATAGTAACTACTGAATATATTTTAGTAGAAGGTTTAGCATCTACTTGTAAATCTCTAGTATCTAATTGATTTACTAAAGCTCCACCCCATTGTGATATTTCTCTATGTACTCTATCAGCTTCAGGACTATTTTTAAAAGCATCATATGCTTTAGGTACTGCTGGATAACGTGCCATTATCTTCTACCATCTGGTTGAATAGCTAATCTAATAGAACCCCATTTCCAGCTAGTACCTGCTGAGTTACAAGATACTCTCACTCTCCCTTGTCTTCCCCTTGCTCTCATATCTATTTTAGCTGTTGAATTAGTTACTGTATGTGGTGGATTTGGTTTCTCTCTTGAAACATTACTCTCAGGAAAGTCTTTTGTTTTAATTGAGAATGTTAAATTACCATCACTTAAATTAAAATCAGGAATAACTCTATTTAAAAACATTACTTCATTACCAGACTCTATATCAAAATCTGCTGATTCTATAAATGAAGACATAGCTACTCCATCTGCTGTATATAAATCTTGTACTTCATTATTAAATAACTTATTAGCTGCAGGATTTGTTCCTTGTAAACCTGTAGTTATTGTATTTCCAAATACTGTTTTGTCTGCAAAGGTTGTAAATATACTATCTCCATAAGCCCAATAGTTTTCATCAGGAGACCATACAACATAACTATCACATTCAGTAGAATTAATAGAAGGATATAACCAAATAACTTCTTTAAACTCTGAATTTATTCCACAAAATATTTTATCTTTTTGATTCATATTTAATCTATCAAATATAAATCTTCTTACTGTACAATCTAAACTTCTTACTTGTCCATCATATACATAAAAATTATCATAACCCATCCATACTGCTCTACCATCATAATCAACTGCTGCATGAGGTGCTATTAAACCACAGTTAGTTCCTAGTTGTGAAAAACTAAAAGTAAAAGGTGGACCTACAAAAGTCATGGACCATAAAGAATTATCAGTCCATATATTAGTAGCATTACGAGATCTTGTTCCTCCTACTATTTGTGTACCATCAGCTAGTATAACTTCACCAGAAGTAGAGTTTATAGATGGAACCCAGTTAGTATAATCTTCTTGATTAGACCATCTAACAGTTAAAGGATTGTATGTTCCTGTAGGACTAGCTGTTGTACCAAACTCATTACCACCTAATGCAATTAAATGTCTATCATTAGGAGATACTATAATACTATCAACAGTAGTAGGTGTAGAATTAGTAGCACCTGATACTTTAACAGCTCTTAAAGGTGTAGTAGATGCATCTGTATCCCAATAATAAATAGATCCTTTTCTTCTATTAGCTACTATATCTTCACCCCAGTTATCTAAACTCCATTGTGTTATCTCACTTGAGAAGTCACTAGCTCCTATAGATGTAGGTTGATTCCATGCTCTAGTATCAGAAGCACATACAGTAGCTTGATAAGATGCAGCACCATAACCTAAACCTGTAGCAGCATTTGATACACCAGTACTTAATAGATAATGTATATGACCATTACCAGAAGAAGACTGTGCAGCACTTGCTGTAGTTTCTACATTAATAGCAAATGTATTAACAGTATTAACACTAACTTGATAAGTACTTGTTCCTAATAATATATTACCACCTATAGTAGCAGTACTTGTAAAGAATACAAAGTCACCTGTTTGTCTACCATGTGCTGTAGCTGATACTGTTACAGTATTACTACTTACTGCTACACTAAAAGCATTTGTTAAAGATGCACTAGAAGATACAGGAGTAACATCAAATATTTCATCACCACTATGTTCGTAAAGCATTTGAGCTGTACCAAACATAGCTCTTTTAAACTGATCATTGTCTGTCCATGTTACAAGATCACGACCTGAACCATTAAAAGATGCAGATACTTTAGTTTCATATCCACCTATATTCTCTGGTTTACCTGCACGAAAACGTACATTATTAGCATCATACCAAGAATTAGTTTCTGCATATTGTGTAGACTCTCTTCTAATACCAGGTTGAAAGTCTAGCTTTACTAATTTAGAACTTGTAGAAGACATTAATTACCTATCAAAGTTTTTTAATAATACTGCATCTATTGTTGTTGCACTACGAGCTACATAACATAGTATATCTACATCAGAAGCTCCTGTACTTAATGTTGGTACTGCTGCAGATACAAACTGCCAAGCTGAATTATAAGCTAAAGTTCTTGAGCCTGTTCCATCTTGTATAACATGTACTTGTCCTGATTGACCTGCAGTACAATTAGTAGGTAGTTCTAATGTTCTATTACCACCTATAGTAACTAAGAAGTTATTACCTTTAGAAAAATCAACTGCTATACTTGCTGCATCTGTTAATGTTAATATAGGATTATAAGCACGAGAAGATGTACCTACAATTAAACTTCCTTGTTTTATATGTAAGTCAGCACCTACTATTGAAGAGGTAGCTGAAGTTCTTACATATCTTAAATCTGCTAAAGATACATCAGCAACATTAGTAGCACATACTCCTATGTCTGCTGAAGCTGCTGTACCTAATCCTAAACCTACTGCATTAGTAGAGTATACACTTCCATCTGTGTCTACTATAACTTGTGTTATAGCTCCTTGTGGAATTGTAAGTCCATCACCAGGTGCTGTTTTTATTTTAATTACATTAGTTGTTGTTGTATATGCTGCTTGATTATTAATTACATATCCTTTTGTAACATTAGGAATAACCATTGTTATAGTAGTATGAGCACCACCTACAGTACCATTAGCTTCAATAAAAGCATTACGTGGTATATCAGAACCTCCATCTACTGCAGATAATGTTACAGTAGCATTAGCTCCTAACGCTACAGTTGTATAACCTGCAATAGCATCATCAACAAGACTAATAACTCCATTGTTTAAAACTGTTCCCCAAGAATTAGGATTGTCTCCATCTCCTTGTTTATTAAGTCTTATTCTAGTTGTAAAGGTTGATGCCATTATTTACTCCTCTGTCCACGATTGTGTAATTGCTATTTGATCTACTGTATTATCTTCATTATATGTTGTTGTATGTAATGCTATAAATTCATCCATAGTTGTTGCTGCTGTAATTGCATTCTCTATTCGTGTTGCATCAGCACGTATTGCATTTCTAAAAGTTTGTATAGCAGTTGGTATAGCTGTACCTGCATCTGCTTTACGTATTATATACCAATCTGTTCTTGATAAAAATCCTGCTTGTTGTGATTTAACTTTTTGTATAGCATTATATTTTAAACCTCTTGTAACCATTTGTACACCATACTGATCTAATACTGCATTACCATCTTCATCTACTGCATCAACATCTTCTAATGCTCTATCAGCAGCCTTAACTCCAATAGTTCTTATAACACTATTACCATCTCCTGCTATTGCATCTGAATGATTATGTTCTATATAATATTTAGTATCAAGATGTGATCCCGAAATTACTACAGGTACTATACCTAATTCTTTACGTTGTGCGTCTGTCCATATAGTAAATATTTGAGAAGAATAACGTACATCATTTAATAATAAAGATTGTTTTCTATCATAGTATTCTACTATATTATTATCTTCTATTCGTGCCCACATATTTTATTCCTATCTTGCTGTTGCGTATTGAAATGGATTTTCTGCCATTGCTAAGTATACATAAGTTGCTCCACTTGCATTCCAGTTTGCTGCATCTCCACCTCTAGCTAACTTAAATCCATTAGAAAGAAAATCGTTATAATCTGTACCATCTGTATAAGCATCTTCTGCTGCTGAACTATTTGGTAGTAGCATGTGGTATGCAGGATTATATGGATCTCTTGCATTATCTTCAATTCTCCAGTTATTTGTTGAAGTTGTTTTTTTCACCATAACCCATGCAGGTCTAAATCCTGTGTAAACAAATGTACCATCAGTTCCACTTCCATTTCCAACGTATGATCCAGATTTAATAAAACCTTCTACATTTGCAAAGCTATATACTATTACATCTTTACCACTTGCATTAATAGCAGAATAATCTGTAAGAGTTAACATAGTGTCAGTAGGTTTAGCTGTAAATAACCCACCACTTCCTTGATTAGCGTACCATGCACCAGTAGTAAATTCTGCGTATGAATCAGCATCTCCATTATCATAACCTATACTCCAGTTTCTCCAATTATTAGAAGAATCTGGTAAATTTTTCATTATGACATAAGAAGGAGCAGTAGCTACTCCACCTACTGTAATACCATGAGGAACAGTTTGAGCATTACTGCCATTACCACTATACTTCATTATAGAAAAACCACAGTCATTAGTTTGATACACACCATCTATATCTCCTGATGTATCTGTAGTTGTTGTTCCACCATTTGCTCTCCAATTCCAAGCTACATAAGTATCAGAACTATTATTATAAACAGCATCAGATCCTACAGTAAAACCATCAGATCCAAAAGCTGTTAAACCATTTGAATCTGTTGCTTCTCCTGCAGTTGTATTAGACTCTAAAGACTTAGTAACTCCTCTTGTAGAGTCTGTAAGTTTATGGTCATTAGCACCACCTCTTTCTTTAATCCATGTTAGATCAGGTTGAAATCCTAATCCTGTTAATGCATTAGTAGAACCTGTTCCTGTATATAATAAAGGACTAAACAATTTCTGTGGAAAATTGTCATCAGTTTGTGCAGGGTCTACTGCATCTGCTGTTGGAATATTTGCAGCACAACAAGCTACAAAATCTGTACCACTTGGGTCGTATTTAAATAATCCATAACCATTTTTATCTGTATTAGTTCCTGCTGTTATTTCACCATTAAAGCTAGGATTTTGCCCTGCATTTAATACACCTACACCAGAACCTACATTCTGACAAGTTGCAGTAAAATATCTATCTGTAGGAGTAGTAGCCCAACTTGCTTGTGGATTAGTTCCATTTGCAGGATCACCAGAATTAGGTATAGTTCCATTTTTACCTATCCATAATTTTTTATTATCACAATCTAACCAAAAACTTAAAATATCTCCTGAAGAAAGAGAAGTTACACCTGTACTAGTTACAGTAATTGTACCCATTCCTACTGGAGCACCTCCACCACCATACATTTGTCCAGCAGCAGTTTGCCATGTAATTATATAATATTGTCCATCTGTATTTCCTATACCAGATTGCCCTATACCAAAGGTAGGAGCATAAGAATTTACAGTTTCTGCTCTACATTCCCAGTACCATTTGCCAGTAAGCATACCAAAAGTACCTGAATTGTTACCTGCACTACTACCAGTACTTTGTAGATTACCTTCAGCTAAAGCATTATTTGCTCCCATATATGCTCCATTGTAGGTCATAAAATTACCACCATTAGAATCAGAGTTGAAGGTTGGAGAGTCTAGCATTTGATCGTGTGCTGATAAATTAGCAGTAGTAAAATCATTATTATTTCCTGATACATCATTACCTAAATCACTACTAGAAGCAAAATTTAAATAGTATCCATTATTACCAAACGTGAGTCCACTTGGGTCTTTGGGAATCCACACACCATTTTTTGTTTCACCATAAGAATCTGGACCATAGGATTGTCCATCATTAAAAACTATTTCTGCTAATTGGACATCACAACCTTCTTGCCCTGTACCTTTACCACTAAGTCCACCCCAACCTTGTAATACTCCATCTTGATTCATAAATGATATATCTTCATTTTGTGATATATCAGTTTGAACAGATGCACTAGAATATGTTGGTTCTACTCCATTAACGTATAAACGAACTCTATTAGAAGCAGTTGCCTGTGTGCTATCAAATCTTAATACACAATGATACCATGCTGAAGTATCCCTAAACTGCATATTTGTTGTTAAACGACTATCTCCAAAGTTTCCACCAGTAAAATTAAAATTAGCAACACAATCATTATTATTTGTAAAGGGCCAGAATACATAAGCTCCACCACTTGTTCCTGCACAGAATACATTACTACTTTGCGTAGAAGTGCTTGTAACATTATACCTTTTCCACCACCAACTATAAGTAAAAGTTTTACTACTTGTGGGAGTACCTGCTGTTATTTTTAAAGTAGTGTTATTAGCATCACTCATGCGTAAAGAATGTGCTATTTGATGGGTATAGAAATCACCACCACCTGCTGATGCTGCTGCTGCAGCTGCTCCCATTAAATTATTTTGAAATACACCCATTATGCATATGCCTGTGAAATGATCATTTGAATATCTCCACCTACTCCATCACTTGAAGCAGAAACTATTATGTAATCTAATCTGTCTACAGCACCATTAGCTGCTGACATGGTGGGATCTGTACCACCTATAAACTTGAAGTCTGCGTTATAAGCCATTGTACCACTTCCTCCACTCTGTGTCAAGAAAATACTTCCTGTTTGTCCTGTAACACAATTAGTTGGTTTAGCTAATGTATGTGCTGCAGTAACAGTTGTTGTAAAATTCTGTGCTGTAGCAAAGTTTAAAGCTACAGAGGTTACTCCATTAATGGCTGTAGCACAAACAGCTGCTGCTGCTCCTCCTACGACCTTTAAAGTACCTTCTAAACTTGTAGCACCTGATACTCTCATACTTCCAAGTACACCTGTTGCACCTGTAATAGTTGTAGCACCTGTAACTTTAAGTGTACTTCCCATACTTACAGCAGCTTTTAAAACTGCTGCTCCAGTTATTGTAGTAGTACCTCCTATATGTACATTGCCACTAACACATACATCATTATCAAATTCTACTTTATCACCAAATGTTTTATTAGTAAATGTTTGTGTTGCTGCAATACCTGCTATTGTATCTGTTACTGCAGGTAATGTTAAAGTTATATTTCCTGAAAATGCAGAATGAGCTGGTGCTTGAAGAGCAGCATAATGAGCATTACCTGATTCACAGTATAGTCTAACTTCTGATTGTGATCCACCATTCTTAACAGCAATTAAACCACTAGATACCATAACATTTCCTGTTATAGTAACTGTCCCTCCAAGAGATGTATTACCTGCAACAGCTAATGTACTTCCTAAAGATGTAGCACCACTAACTCTTACAGTTCCTAAGAAACCTGAATTTCCTGTTATTGTTGTAGTTCCTGTAATCTTAGCTGTACCACCTATAGAAGTATTACCTGCAATATCTAATGTACTAGCTAATGTAGCAGCACCTGATACTCTAACAGTTCCTAAGAAACCTGAATTGCCTGTTATAGTAGTAGTACCTCCTACTTTTAAAGTAGAATTAATAGAAGCTGTACTTTGTAAATGTGTAGCTCCTACTATTGTTGTTGTACCACCTACATATAAATTACCACCTATTGTTGCATTATTAACAGATATGTTTCCTGTTATAACTGCAGGTACATTTGTTAAGTTTGCACCATCTCCAAAGAAAGCTGAAGCACATACTTTTTCAGCAAAGGTTCCATTACCTGCTACTGATAAAGTACTTTGTAAATGTGTAGCTCCTACAACTGTAAGAGTGCTTTTAAGTACTGCTGCTCCTTCAATAGATGTAGCTCCAGATACTCTAACAGTTCCTAAGAAACCTGTATTACCTGTTATAGTTGTTGCACCTAATACTTTAAGTGTACTTCCTAAACTTGTTGCTCCTTGTAAATGTGCAGCTCCTATAACTGTAACTGTACTTTTCATTACTACAGCATCTTCTAAACTTGTTGCACCTGATACTTTTAATGTTCCACCTACTATAGCATTTGCTACAGATATATTACCTGAAATTGGAATACCTGTAATATTAGTACCATCACCATAAAAAGCTGAAGCACAAACTCTTTCTGAAAAGGTTGCTATACCAGCAACTTTAAGTGTACTACCTAAACTTGTTGCTCCTTTTAAAACTGCTGCTCCTGCTATTGTAGCTGTAGAATTAAAAGTTGCTGCACCATTAACACTTAATGTACTTTGTAAATGAGCAGCTCCTGCAACTGTTACAGTTCCACCAAAATTTGAATTACCACTAACAGATATATCATCATCAAAAGTTACTTTATCACCAAATGTTTTATTTGTTAATGTATCAGTAGTAGATGTACCTACTAATGTAGCAGTACTTACTGGTAATGTTATTGTTATATTACCACTAAAAGAAGAATGTGGAGGAGATTGTAAAGCTGCATAATGTGCATTACCAGATTCACAATATAGTTTTATATTAGATTGTGCACCACCATTTTTAACTTGTATCTCTCCACCAGATACCATTACAGCACCACCTATAGTAACAGTACCACCTATCGTAGCATTGTTTGTAACTATTAAACTAGATACTGAAACATCTCCAGTAAATGTTATGCCTGTTATATTAGATCCATCACCATAATATGCAGAAGCACAAACTTTATTACTAATTTGTAAATCACCTCCAACAGATGCATTACCATCTACACCAAAAGTTCCTGTAGCTTTAACTGCACCAGTAGATATTTGTAATGCAGCATTAGTACCATCACCTGATTGTATTTGTTGTAAATCATTTGTTAAACCAGTATTAGTATTTGCACTTACATTTACTTTTAATAACTGTTTATATGTTTCTGATATTTGTTTGTTTGTTAATGTACTCATGCGTTACTCCAAAATCTTATTGTGGAATCATCCCAATCAAAACTTGCTTGTTGCCATTCTAAGTTTCTACCACCTGTATCAGGTCTTGGGTTTTGAATTGCTGGATTATCTCTTACGTCTGCTGCTTTATTTTGTGGATGGTTTTTTAAATCAAATGCACCATCAAAACATGTTTGACAAACTAATGTATCATAACTACTTAACTGCATTACTCTATGTGGATATACAAAACTACATTGATCACACATAGCCATTGCATTACGATTAGTTGCCACTAGATATATCCTAACTTAGGTTTTATATACATGCTTGCTCTTTCTCTATCTTCTTCCATAGCAAAAGCTAACTTCTCTTCATAATTTGCTTTTAACATTTGTATTCTATCCATAGGAATACCAGGTCTTTTCATAGATAAATAATAAGATAAACCACATGTTAAAGCTGGTAAGAATCTTTTAGGTACTTGTGCATTTTGTCCTGCAGATTTATTAACATCTTCTAATTGTTTAAAACATTCTATATTTAAAATACCAGTAGTAATATCTGGAGTAGGATATAAAAACAAAGCTATATTATTTACTCCTCTAGTAATTGCATATTGTGTAGGTCTACCTGTAGTTGTTTTATTAGGTAAGTTATGATATTCTTCTCGTGATATTCTTTCTAAAGCTATATCAGTTGATGCTGCACTAACTGCATATGTTACAGCTAATGTATCTAAAATTTCATCAGGTAAAGAAGTCTCAACTGAAGTTGCAGTTACAGCAGTAGTTTGTATAGACCACAATAGTACTCCTTTATTCTGCCATTCATTTAACATTAAGTTAATAGATCTTCTAGCAGAAGCAGGTGTATGACCTAGTGTTTCTTCACCACCAATCATTTCAGTAGCTTCTTGAATTACTTCATCTATATCTAAATTAAAATTATATGTACCTGATGTTGCCATTTCAGTCTACCCTTTATGAACTTTTTGTATTGTAAAAGCAGCTTTTAATGTTGCTCCTTTATGTGGTTTATAACCAGCAGAAGGATTCTTCATTAACTTAAACTCTTTACCTTTTTTCATCCAATGAAAACCTTTAGGTGAGCTTACTGATTTTGTTGCCATATTTTTAATCCTTAATCATAACATGCTGCTACAAGAAGTGAACCACCACTCTTAGCAGCAAATGTTTTTACATTTGTTGGTTTACCACCTACACCTTGAGCTTTAGATCTTTTTCTTTTTACTGCAGATGTTTTTTGAGATGTAGACAT